ATATTAGCGTATGCACTTGGATACACTTTAAATTTTCTTTTTGCTGCTGCTTTTCCTCTAGCACAAAGTTTAGCCATGACTAGTGTCTCGCTTTACCCCAGCCTGCAATTTGAATAGGTTTCTTTTTGCCTTTTGGATTACCAACCGTATCAACTGAATCATCAACTTTAACTTCTACTGGTCCACCCATAGCAAACACGCCTCTGCCTTTTAAAACATCAGCTTTAGTTACTTTTCCGTCTCCAGTTAAATCTGGAAATTTTTTCTTAGCCATTTTTTGCCTCCTTTTTACATCCACATTCGTATTTACAAATGCATGGTGTAATTTTTAACACTTTGCACACGATGTGGCAAATTTTATTATATATTTTTCTTATCATTTTTTACCTCCAAATTGTTTTAACTCAGTTGCTTTAATTCCATATACGGCACCTACTACAGCTACCCATAATGAAATTATCCACCAAGGCATAGACTGCAATTTATCAAAATACAAGTCTAGTTTTTTACCAATCTCTTCATCTTCTGCAAAAACAGAATATGCAAGCAAAAACAGAGGTGATGAGAGTGTTAATAAAATAAATTCGTCCTTCCAGTCGTTTTTTTGAGCATCTAAAGCTTTACCTTGGTACTCAATTTCACCTTTTTTCATCTTTTCTGCATGAACAATAGCAGCTTCTGACATTGCAATCTCAGCTTTTTTCTTATTTTTGTAAATTGCAAGTCCAGCTTTAAGTCCCTGACCTAATAATCCCCAAGGTATCATTTATTTTTTCCTTTTTTTACTCATTCCAGCTTCAGAAAGTGCAATTGCTATCGCTTGTTTACGACTTTTCACCTTCTTTTTGCTTTTTCCAATGTTAAGTTCACCTTTTTTGAACTCTTTCATTACTTTTTTTACTTTTTTATCTGCTTTTTTCATTAAAAGCCTCCTTTATTTTTTAATTCATGTTGTAAAACTGTTTTTGTAATTGAAGTATCAGCTCTTAAATTTGCTAATTCTTCATTTTGATCTAATTTTTGTTGATCGGTCATTTGATTCATCATGGATTTCATCTTATCAAGATTTAATCTCTCTTCTGCTTCTTGTTTTTTACGTTCGTTTTCCATTGCTCTAAGATCTAATTCTCTTGCTCTTAGTTTTGCAATAGGATCATTGTCAAATTGTGAAGTAATTTCTTTTTCTTCCTTCATAAACTCTTCCATCATCTCAGCAATCAATGTTGCTTTTCTAGATTCAATTCTTTCAGACAACATTTTAACTTGCATTTGCATTTGTGGGTCTTGCATCGCTTGTGGATTTTGTTGCATTGCTACCAGTTGCTGTAATTCATTTCTAAATTCTACTTCAACTTGTTCTTGAGCCATTAAAGAAATATGTTCAAAACAATTTTTTTCTAATGCAGCGATAATCACAGGATTATTTCTAGCCATGTTCGTTGCCATAAAATTTAAATGCGCAGTCATATGCGCTCTGTGATCTTGACCTGGAAATGCTTGGAATGGTTTCCCTGCGAGAGCATCAATGTGTTCTAACGCAGGGTCCTTTGGTTGTGGGGGTTGTGGTCGAATTAAAATTTGATCAATATCTTTTACGCCTAATGCTTCGTACATATGTCGATAAGCATTATACATATTGTGAATTCCTGGATTAGATTGTGCCAATTGCAGTTCCGTCTGTGCGAGGGAAATACGCTGTGTTTGAGAAAATATATTGGGATCTGCAACTGGCAAGATATCTACACGGTCATCAAAGTCTGTTTGTTTAATCATTCTTTGACCACCGACTACATCGTAAGGGTACTCAGCAGGTAGATAAAGTTTAAAAACTCTTGCTAATAATTTAAATTCATTTTTTAATGCTGCATAAATTCTTTTGTGAATTGCAGACATCGTTCTGCTCCCTCTTTCTAGCAACGCAACTGTCGTGCCCACCGCGGCTTGCTGATTCCCATCCCCAACTTGCAAGTCTGCTATGGAAGCAAATCTTTGACCTGCAGTTACTACGACACCCATAAGCTGTAAGAGAGTTTGAGAAGGCTCTTTGAATGGTAACATCATAAATGAATCTCTGATGTTTCCTCCTGGTGCATCAACATCTCTAAATTCACCAGGTTGTATAGCCTGCGCATCATCTCTAATTCTGATACCTCTTTGTTTAAATCCAGCAGGTAAATTGGATAAAGTACCTGCATCAAGTAACTGTCGTAGGGCAGATGTAGCAGTTCTAGATAAACCACCAATCATGTGTATTAGACCAAAACCATAAAAACCAAGTCCTGGTAAAAATTTAAAATGTACAAAGTATTGTACCTTTGATTTTTTAGGATCATCAATTTCGTAATTTCTTTTAATCGATAAAATTTCTCTAGAGTTTTCTTCTAACGTTACAATGTATGGAAGTTTAATTCCTGTTGGCTCACCATCGGGCCCGACATCTTCAAATCCTTCCAAATCTAAATTAACGTGACATTCTAATAAGGTAAATACATCTTCATCTCTTGCAGATTTAGATGTTCCTTCTAACTCTCGTTCTTTTTTCTCAATATCATCTTCGTTCAATTGTCCAGGTTGTAATTCAATATCACGATAGAAACCTGCAACTTGTTGTTTACGTAATTCATTTTCAGAAATTCTTACACGATGAATAATAGCTTCCGCATCATCTAATGAGGTAGCGGTATACGGAACTATTAAATCATCAGCCGGTACAAATTTAGACACGGCTCTTTGCATAACTTCATCATAATAAACTTTTTTAAATGATGAACCTGCTAAAGGTAAATAAAATAACATTTGATCAAACTCAGGTTCGTATTCTTTCATTTGATCCATGAGTTGATAATTCATGAAATCTTTTACACGGGATGCTTGTTGAGTTTTTTCTGGAGTGTTTAATCCGAGGATTTGTGTTCGAACTGGTCCATCAGCTGGGAGTAACTCTTTATATGCCAACGCCTGAAACTGAGTAACAGCTTCAGCAAGCACCGGATGAGTGGCACCCGAAGCACCCGAGAATGGTTCCGTCCTGTTTTCATATTTAAATCCTAACAGATCTAAACCAGTTTTGTAAGAACTTTCCCAATCTTTTCTTGAACTTTTATAATCTTGATAATTTTGAAATAATGCAGAACCTAATGGACCTAATACATCATCAGGTAAATGTTCTGCTAAATTGTCATAATGATTTTCTGATCCTTCAACTGAAGCAATTGCAGGACTATAATTAATATCAACAGAACCATCTTCGTTCTCTTGTATTTCTACAGGATCGCCTTGTTCTGCTAACTCTTCTTGTTTTTCTAATTGAGCTTCTTCAATCTCAACATCAGAAGGTACAGTAATTTCTTGCTCTACATTAGGAAGAGACTTATCTACGTCTGCCATTATTTATTTTCTCCAGTTTGACTGTTTTAACAGTATTATATTGTAAATTCAAGCCCTGAGACTGAGGTCCTTTCTTTGGGGGTGGACCAGATTTTTTTCCATGTTTGTAAGGTGTATTAGTCTTCATCAGCAAACTTTTTCATTTCAGCGTGGATATCGTCTTCAATTCCAAATTCCACATCTTTCATTTTACCATCAGGGTCTGGTCTTACGGATACTTCATCATATTCAATTCCACCCGTTTCTGGATCTTTTTTAATTTGCATTTCAAATTCTTCATAACCATACTCTCCTTGATCTCTAACTCGTTTTAATCTTGCTCCACCTGAACCTTCAAATAATTCATAGTCGCCTAAATCGTATCTGATAAATTCATCTGGACTATCCATCTTTCCAATAATTTTAGATGATCCCATCATTTTAATTTTATTAATTAAATTAGCTAAATAGTCTGGCATTTGATCTGCTGATCTAGATATCACTTCCATAACTTCAGGTGCAGCTTTAGTTGCAGGTTTAATAAATTTACCTATAAAAGGTAATGCTGCAAGAACCGTTAACGCTTGACCTGTTCCTTTTATAAATTTTCTTCTACCAATATTAACAGGTTTACCTCCTTCTTTTAAAAAAACTCTTCCACCATTTGCAAAAGACATTTCATAAGGTTGACCGGTAACTTCAAACATTTTTTGTTTAATCATATTAATCGGTCCCATTCTTCCTTCTGCTCTTGCTGCATCTTCAGCTTGTATTTTTTCTCTAACTATTTTCTTTTGTTCATCTAGATAAATTTTTTCTTCATCCGTAACATCTGGTCTTCCTGTTAATCCAACCAGACCTTCGTCCATGGCATCATATTGAGCTGCATCAAAAGATTGTTGTTTATTTATTTTTTTCTGAATGGCTTGTGCTTCTTTTGGAAGACGATTGTATTCTTTAATCATATTGTAAATGGGATCCGCACCTACAAATCGAAATGCTATTTCAGGTGCAGACTTTCCTTCTTTAAATGCAACACCTGCATCGTAAACACCATACGCAGCTCCTGCACCTCCTAAAAATTTTATAAGACCTTTAGTACGAGAACCTTTAGTCAATAAATCAGAAGCAGTTTCAGAAATAAATTCTCCTGTTGCTTTTGATCCTGGAAAAAATTCTGATTTTAATTCTTTAACTCCTAAAGCTCTTTTAGCCATATCAATATCGCCTTTGTAACTTGGTATACCTAAATCATTAGATGCTAATGCAGGAGTAACTTTTGTTGCAACGTCAATAAATTTTTTAACTGGGTCTGCAGCTTGTTTATATCCTAATGCTTTTGTTGGAAATGTTCCTTCAGGAACATTTGGTCTAATCGTAATACCTAATTCATCTGCTTTATTGAGTATCGCTTGAACTTTTGGATTTTCTGGATCCGGAAATTTTTCAATAAACTTTTCAGCTGACTCTTTAAATCCACCTGTTCTATTATAAGGACCTAAAATTAAATTACGATTATAAGGAAAATCTTTCATCTTTCCTTTTTTATAAATATCTCTTTGATGTTCTATTTCAAAGATACCTCTATTTTTAATGTCAGTTAAACTTGGTTTAACTTTTACAATGTTTCCATCTTTATCAACGGTTGTGGATAATTGATCCATCAAAGCTTCATTCTTTAAAATTAAATCAGGATTCTGTCTTATTTTTTCATTAAGTTGTTTAGTTACTAAACTTTGTTGAAAGTTTAAAAATTTTTCATCAGGAGTCATTTTTATATCTCCTCCTAATTTTTCAATTCGACCGGATCTTCTTCTTTCAGCTGCTTTAGCAAGATAAACGGCTTTCTTTTCTGGATCAGCTTCTCTTATTGCTTTTTGTTTTAATTTTTTTCTTCTTTGAACATTTGCGTCATAAGCCTGCGTAAAACCAGAACCCATTTCTGCTTTCACAATATCTTTTGCTTTTTCAAAGTTAGGTATTCTTCCAACTTCTCTACGATTAATATTTACAGGTGGAACATAATTTTTATCTGCCACCATTTCTTTAACAATAGTTATATAATCTTCCACAGGTAATTGATCTGCTAATCTTGATCCTTTAGCAAATTCTCCTCGCTCCACTATTCCACCGCTTGCTAATTCTGTTTGTATATATCTAGGATCTTCTAAACCCTCAAACGTAGGCATAGGGTAGTCATAATTTTTTGGTTCTTCTATAATGGTAGCAGTAGGTAAAACTTTCTCTAGCCTCTTGCTGCCAGCTTCTGGAAGCTCGGGTCTAGCAGGGCGTGTTAAGTATTTATAGATAGCTACGTTTTCAGATTTAGACATAGCTTACAGCCCCATCAAATAGGCAACTCCGCCGCTTGCATTCATTTGTCGTTTAACTTC